CAGTTATTGCTGCTAGGCCAGGTACAGGTAAGACACTAATCAAAGATCAAATTGTAAGAAGCGCTTTTGAATTAAATCCCAATGTTAATTTTAGAGTATTAGAATTTCAATTTGAAATGGTAGGAAGAGTTACAGCTATGAGAAGCTTCTCATCCTATTTAGATAGGTCCTACAAATATTTGTGTAGTGCTGATGGAAAAATATCTCAATCAGATATTAGTCTATGCTATGACTATGCAAAGAAAATGATTAGCTACCCTATTGATTTAGTAGACGAACCTTGTACTGTTAATGAGTTTCGCCAAATCATCGCTGACTACATGGAATCATACTCTATTCAAAAGAAGAATGATGATGGAAGTTTCAGCAGACAATACACCAAAACAATTATCACTCTAGATCACTCACTGTTACTACGAAAAGCAAGCTTTGAAAAAGACAAACATGATACTCTATTCGCACTCGGAGAAGCAATCACAGCATTAAAAAGAAAGTATCCAATAGCTTTTGTCATACTAAGCCAACTCAATAGATCCATAGATTCACCAGAGAGAAATGAAAATGGTAAGTATGGTAACTATATTTTGGATTCCGATATCTATGGGGCTGATGCCTTACTACAACATGCAGATACTGTAGTAGGTGTTAATAGACCAGGTAAACAAAATATCAGTGAATATGGTCCAGAGAGATATCTAATAACAGACTTGGATGTATTAGTGTTTCACTTTCTCAAGGCTAGGAATGGTGATACTCGTATGAGTTTTATGAAGGCTGAGTTTAGTAAGATGAGAGTCTCAGAAATGGATACACCACCTTGTATAGAAAGAAAAATAAACACAAAGTAAAATGAGCGGATTAAACACAATCGTAACACCCGAAGACAAGCGGGAAAGGTTGAAGTCTTTAAGAGATTTTCACCAACAAACTTTTGCGGAAATGGGGATACCAGATGCCTATTTTATTCCTAAGTTGGCTTATAAACCACCAGGGAAATTAGAAAAGCATATTGGTTTATTTACCAGTGAGATATCTAAAGGTATGGATATTTACACGGAGCAAGCTTCTGCGGATCTTATACCAGAGGATCCAGATAGAACTCTTTATAAATGGAGATATAATCCTAACTATAAAGAGGAGTATGAAACACTAGAGAATAATGGTACTACTAGGTATATGATACCTGTATCAGAATTAATCCTAGTTAAATCTTATACACCAGAAGTATTGGAAGAAACAAAGTATAAACCTACTTTCTCCCCACCAAAAGATGTTTCAAACGGAATAGATTTACCCTTTTCTGATTTAACTATTAGAGATTTAGCAGCTATTTTGTTAAAGAAGCCTATCAGTAACAAGCTATGGTTGAATGATTTAATAACAAAATAATGGTAAACGAAGAAAAAAAGATCATGTTGCCTACTAAAAAGATAGAGGCACATACACAGAGTCCAGAAAATTTAATTATCTTTTCCAAGCCTAAAGTTGGTAAGACTAGTCTGTTTGCTCAATTAGATAATTGCTTAATACTAGATCTTGAAGGAGGTACTAAGTATGTAAGTGCAATGAAGATTGAAGCTAAAAGCGTAGAAGATATCAAAGAGATCGGAGAAGAAATAAAGAAAGCAGGTAAACCGTATCAGTATATTGCTGTAGATACAATCACAGCTTTAGAAGAGATGTGTATTCCATATGCTGAGATTATTTATTCTCGTACTTCTATGGGTAAGAACTGGTTTGCACAAAGCAAAGCTCAGTATGGTAGCATACTTAACTTACCTAACGGCGCAGGCTATCCTTATCTAAGAGAAGCTTTTACCAAGATTATAGAGTATATCAAGACATGGGCACCGAGAGTAATTCTTTGTGGTCATATTAAAGATATTCTTCTAGAAAAGAATGGTGCAGAGTTTACTTCTATGGACTTAGACTTAACAGGTAAACTAAAGAGGATAACAACTTCTCAATCAGATGCTATTGGCTACCTATATAGAAAGGGAACACAAAATATCTTAAGCTTTAAGACAAGCGATGAGGTATCTTGTGGTGCTAGACCAGAGCATTTGAGAAACAAAGAGATAGTTGTATCTGAAATGGTAGATGGAGAATTAAAAACTTATTGGGATAAAGTGTATATTGACTAACTAAACAAATAAATAATATGTTAAACACAAAAGACATCAAAACAGGAACAGGTGGGACACCTAAAGTATTACAACCAGGTAATCACAAAGTAACAATCAGAGCTATTGGATATGAAGATTTTAAATTTAAGCCAGGGGCTCTTCATATTGTTCTAAATCTAGAAGGTGAAGAACAAGACGGAGACTTTGAAGGTTTCTTTATAGACAAGAACAATGAATCTTTAGGTAGATATAAAGGTCAAGTTGGTAAAGTTAAAGCTAATGAGTATGCATATGCTGATGGTGTAACTAAAACAGGTATAGAAATAGGTAGAGATTCTGAGATATTAAAGTTTCTTAAGAATCTTTGCGTAGAACTAGGCTGTGACAACTGGCTAATTGAACAGAATGGTAAGCATTCTACAATCCAATCTTTGATTGAGCAATTTAATAATGATGCTCCATTCAAAGATAAGTGGTTGAATACTTGTATTGCTGGTAAGGAATATCTTAACAAAGAAGGTTATACTAGTTATGATCTTTTCTTTCCTAAGTATTCTAAGACTGGTATACCATTTGAATCTGCTGTTAAGAATAGTGGCAAGGTAGCTAAGTTTAATGAAAGAGATCATATCAAAAAGAAACCTGTAGAAAATGTTGCAGGGTTTGATGGAGACGGGGCAAGCTCTGGATCAAGTGTGAATAATGATTTCAAACTTTAGAATTATTTAATCTGTAAAATAAGGGAAGGCTATATGTCTTCCCTTTTATTTTTAACTATGTTAATAACTACATCAATAATATCAAAATTAAATGAGGTACCAAGAGAATGGGTATTTGAGTATTATCTAAAACTGGAAGAGAAGTTAACTGGTCAAGATTTAAAAATCAAATCTGTATTTAATCCTTTAGAAAAGAATCCTTCAATGTGTATATTCTATTCTCAAGTAGGTGGAGTATATAAGTTTAAAGATTTTTCTACTGACAAATCAGGTGACAGCGTATCTCTTGTACAAATGTTATTTAATCTATCTTCAAAGGGAGAAGCGGCGCATAAGATTATTCAAGATTATAATCAATGGTTGCTAGTAAGTAAAGATGATTATAATCTCAGAGAGTTTAAGATAAGAGCTAAATACAAGGTATCCCAATTCCTTACCAGGGGATGGAATAGTTTAGATAAAAACTATTGGTCTAAATATGGCATTGGTTCTAGAATCCTAGATAAGTATAGAGTAGTAGCCTTAGATCATTATCTAATGAGTAAAGAAGAAGATAATGAAACTAAGGAGCTAATGATTAAAGGTCAATATATCTATGGTTATTTTAGAAATGATGGAACACTCTATAAAATTTATCAGCCAAAGGTAAGCGACAACAAGTTTATTAAAGTTAAAGAGTATATACAGGGCACGGATCAACTAAGTTTTAATACAGATTATCTAGTGATATGTAGTTCTTTAAAGGATATGATGACTCTTATGTCTATGGGTATATCCAATGTAGAATGTATAGCACCAGATAGCGAAAACACTTTGATATCTGAACATGTTATCCATTCCTACAAGGCTAGGTATAAGGGTATCTGTACACTCTTTGACAATGATGAACCGGGAATCAATGCTATGGCAAAATATAAATCTAAATATGGTTTGAATAGTGCACACTTACAACTAGAAAAAGATTTATCTGATGCAGTAGCAGCACACAAAATGGAAAAAGTAAGAGAAAAATTAATACCGTTACTACAAAATAATCTAAAGTATGAGTTGGTTATATAAAGGTACTGTGTTCAAAGATGAACATATACCAGATAGAGCTGAAGGATTTGTTTATATTATGACAGCAATCATAGGTAATCAATCTATATCTTATATAGGTAAGAAGAACTTTTATTCTACTAGGAAAAAGAAGCTTAGTAAAAAGAAACTATCTACAGATAAGAGAAAGAAGAACTATGAAAAAGTAAGCAAACTAGGTTATCATGAATACTATAGTAGTAATGAGGTTCTTAAACAAGCTCATAGAAGTGGTGCTGTAATTAAGCGAGAGATACTTAGAATATGTTACAGTAAAAGTGAACTAACATATCAAGAAGTAAAGCATCAGTTTTTATATGAAGTCTTGGAAAAAAAAGAATTTTTAAATGGTAATATTCTCGGAAGATTTTATAAAGGAAAAATATAATGACAACAAAAGAAGAATTTGCAAAAGCTTTATTTGATTTAAGGTCAAACAATATTAAAACTATTAGAATAGACTACTCCGGTGGAGGAGATAGTGGAGCTATTGATGATATAACATTTATTGATACAGATGACAATATAACATCTGTTTTACAAGATGCTACTATCTCAGTAGTAGAAAATATATCATATAGAATGTTAGATGATATAGAAGACTGGTGGAATAATTATGGCGGCGATGGAACATTAATAATTGATGTTAATGATTTATCATATAATATAGAAAATAATATACGCTATACAGAATACCAGACTTATAATCATGATGGAGATGTATCTGAATATATAGAACAATAATGGCACATCCATATGAGCATGCTAAATCCTCAGTAAAAAAATGGGGAGGCATAGAAGAAGATTATATTGATATACATAACTGGTTTGATGAAACTAAAGCATGGGTTGGCCACAGTAAACATAGAATGTTTCGCCACCACTCAGAGGGTATTTTTGAATCTGAAAAAATCTTTGGAACATATATAGTAAACTCTGCGGGTAAGCGGGTTTATGTTAGATATATAGGAGAACAACATGTTAGAGAAGATTGTAATGGATATATACCAACCGCTAAAGAGTGGATTGATAATATCAATAGTCCAAAAGAGTGGATGCTAAAAACAATTAAAATAGAAGACTAATGAGAAAGAAAAAACAAAGACTGGATTATGAAGAAGTATTAAAAATGTTAAACTCTAGCGATAAAGAGAGTTGTCTTTTGGGTATGGCTATTATTGATAGTGTAGACTTTAATCAAAACATAGTGTGTATTATGTTATTGTATAAGAACTCTACCTGTGAAAGAAAAGATTGGGAATCAGAGTTGCCCTATATTGTGAAAAAGATAGTTAAGTTAAACGGAGATGAGAAGGTAACATATAATTCTATATTCAAAATGTTTAAGAGAATTAGTGTGCCTATGGATCAGATAGAGTTATATATGAAAACTCTAAACTCTTTTATCTTAAGTGTATTTAAGGAGTCAGGATACGACTACATAGAAAGTATAACAGTTAAATTTAAAGAAGATGAATCACACGGAAAGCTTAGCGAAAGCAGCCAAGGAGTTGATGTTGAATGAACCATTTTATGGTTTGTTTCTCATCATGCTAAACAGAAAAATGAGTGAAGATGTGCCAACAGCAGGTGTTCACATTAGTGGGATTAGTTATAACCTACTAGTGAATCCACAGTTTTGGGATACACTTACACTGAATCAAAAGAAAGGTTTATTGAAACATGAGCTATTGCATATTGGTTTCTTTCACCTTACTGATTATGAGCACTTAACTAATCACGAGATTAGGAATATTGCTATGGACTTAGAGATTAATCAGTACATCAAAAGAGATTGGCTACCAGAAGGAGGTATGTTTCTTGACACATTTCCTGAGTTAAACTTACAACCTAAGATGGGTACTCTTCATTATTATGAGGAGCTTATGAAAGCGGCTAAGAAAGGTAACTGTTCTAATCTTAATACCTTGCTTAAAGCAATGGGTAATGGTCAGGTAACTGTAAAGGTATCTGTAAATGGTGGTGATGTAGAAGCTAATTGTCCAGATCATGATTGGGAAAAGCAAGAAGGAGAAGGTGAACTTAATGAAGCAGAAAGAAAGCTTCTTAACAAGCACACCGAAACTATATTAAAAGAAATAAGAGATCAAGTAACAAAGTCTAGAGGAACTGTGCCTGGAGAATTTCACTCTATCCTAGAAAAGATAGATCAATTTGAAGAGCCTAAGTTTGATTGGCGCGGATATCTAAGAAGATTTGCCGGCGGATCCTTAAAGATTTATACTAAGAAGACAAGGAGAAAATATAACAAAAGATATGAAGATAATCCTGGTCTTAAAATTAAACATAAGAAACATGTATTGGTAGCTATAGATACTTCGGGATCTGTAAGCGATAATGAACTAAAAGAGTTTATGCAAGAGATACATCATATCCACAAAACAGGATCTGATGTAACTGTAATACAAGCCGATACAGCAATTAGACACAAGGGATTATATGACCCTAAGAATGAGTATAAACTACACGGTAGAGGAGGAACAGATTTTGATCCTGTTGTAGATTATTATTATGAAAATCAAACTAAATATTCTTGTCTAGTATATTTCACAGATGGTGAAGCGCCATCTCCTGATAAGAAACCTGGCAAGATGTTATGGGTTTTATCTGAACAATCTAGTATGAATAACGATTTACCCGGAGCAGTAATTCAATTAAATTAAACAAAAAAAGTATGAGCAAAAATAATCAAGTAAGTTTGAACATCGATGAGTTAAAGAACTTTGTAACTCACATTGTAGATAATAATAGATTCCTTCAAGAAAGAGGAAAGAAACCAGTAGCCATAGAGGTTATTGGTGATTCAGGTATTGGTAAGACAACTTCTATTTTGCAATTAGCAAGTGAGTTGAATCTAAATTGTGTGAAATTAAATTTAGCTCAGATCGAGGAGCTTGGTGACTTAGTAGGTTTTCCTGTTAGACAATTTCAATTGTGCAAAGAAGGATCCGCTAATGTAGAACTTAAACCTGCTGTAGTAAGCAAACATGTTCCTGTTGTAAACAAGGTTAAGAAGAAACAGATAACTACTGTTACTGAATATGAAACAAGAATGGTTGAAGAATTTGAGATTAAGATTACTAAGAAACAAGTTCTAGAAGGTGGCAAGTTTATTACTAAGGAAATTGAAACTAAGATTCCTAAGATGGTAGAAAAGCAAGTGCCTGTTGAGAAAGAAATAGAAGAGGAAATCGAAGTAGATGAAATTGTAGAGGTTCCTGTTGCTGAAGTTCAAAGTACTACATCTGATTATGAATGCTTATGGATTGATGAGCAAGCTGTAGAAGAATATGTAAGACAAGGTTACAAGTTTACTGGTGAAAAGAGAATGTCTTATTGTCCACCAGAGTGGATTGCTGATAAGCAAGGTGGTGGTATCTTAATCCTTGATGACTGGAATCGTGCTGATATCAGATTTATCCAAGCTGTGATGGAGTTGGTAGATAGACAAGAATATATCTCATGGAAGTTACCTAAAGATTGGCATATCATATTGACTGCTAATCCAGATAACGGAGACTACTTGGTTAACTCTATTGACACAGCTCAGAGAACTCGATTCATTAGTGTTAATCTAAAATTTGATATCGAAGTATGGGGTAAGTGGGCAGAGACAGAACAGTTGGATACTCGTTGTATTAACTTTATGTTGATGCATCCTGAATTAGTTACTCAGAAAACTAATGCTAGGAGTATTGTAACTTTCTATAACTCTATTAGTAGCATCAAAGATTTTGATAAGAATCTTCCTATGATCCAAATGATTGGTGAAGGTAGTGTTGGACCTGAGTTTACTACTATGTTCACTACATTTATCCATAACAAGTTGGATAAGATGCTAGATCCTAAGCAGATCTTGACTCATGATAATGAATCATATATCATTGGAGAATTAAGAAACACTGTAGGTAGAGATGATAACTATAGACCTGATATTGCTAGCACTCTTGCTACCAGGATTATTAATTACAGTATCTTCTATGCAGAAAAGAATACTATTAATCAAAAGATAATCGACAGGATTATTAAGATTGTAACCGATGAAGAAGCTTTTACCAATGACTTAAGATATCATTTGGTGAAGAAAATCTTGAATGGTAATAAGCAAAAGTTCCAAAAACTTTTAGCTAACCAACAAGTTATTGAAATGTCAATGAAATAATTATGACCAATCCTAACTCTTCGACAACACTTCTCAATGGAGCAAGTGTTGTCTTAGATGAGGAGAGTGCTGCTAGCTTGATGAATATGTATTCTAGTTCAGATGCAGAGAATCATGTTGTAGCTCAAAACCTCATCTTAAAAGTAGACCTCAATGTTCCTATTAATTATTATTATTTGTATAGAATTGCTCGTAGAGGATATTCTATAGCGGATAGAATGATTA